CCTCATCTAGTGAAATAATTTGTGTATAGTTCTCAATAAAATGACAAGGGTCTTGTGAACATTTCACATACTCTTGCATTTCCTGGTCGGTATACTTGGTTTCAATACCTGACCTTTTGACTAAAGTGTTACCTAAGTAACCTTCGTTTTTAGGTTGTACCATGTTTTAAACCCCAATGAGATACAGGCAGATGATTTGATAATTCATATTTACCATCAAATGTAAAAATCCAACCCAAATAATTCCATGTTTCAATTGACTTATAGTATTTTAAAAATTCTAAGTCTCCTTCCCATAGTACCTTTTTATAATGAATATTATTTTTATATATCCAATTTTCTTTTATGTCAGGATAGTAATCTTGCAAGAACTGTTTAGAATACTTTGAATGTCTATCATAACCTATATCTTCTCTTTCTGGAATTGATTCCCCTCTGATATCTGATAGTTGTACTTTATTTGGATATAGTTTATCTATAAAGTTATGTTTTGATGCATACTCCACTAAATCTAGTATGTGTCCGAATTCCAACTCTCTATCTCCTTCTTCATAAAAGTTTGTAAGAAATCTCTTTTCAGACCAGAGTTCTGATGTCAACCATTCATGCAAATAGATATCACATTCTGGTAATTCTGTTTCTAGTAAATCACCATGAATATACTCTACTGTATCTCCTAATATCTCTTTCATTCTATCAATCATTTCAGGTCGTCTTTCTAAGGCGTATACTTTCTTTGCACCATGCTTGACTGCAAGATAACATAGTACACCTGAACCAGCACCTAAATCTATGACTGTTTTATCTTTGACATTCTCTGATATCCAACTCTCATATGATGTATTTCTTTGAGAGTCGGTGAAGCAATATGCAGTTTTAAAGAACTGCATCTCTTTTGGCATTCCATTCATAATCTATTTTTTTATATGAGTTTTCTTTAAGAACTTCTGCAATTCAGCAGTTGACCCAACATACAAATGATTGTGTTGAGTATTCACTTTCTCATTCTCATCTTCAAGTTTTTTTAGTTTCTGTTGAACATCGATGAGTTTCTCTGCAGTCTCACCAACTGTTTTAATTAATTGACCTGCAACCTCATACGCACGAGGATTCTCAGTCTCTTTACAAACATCTAAGATTCCTTCGATTGCATCTTGCCCTCTTTCGACAAGACCATATAAGTTTTCTCTGGTATATTTGTAATCAGTCTCAATATTTTGAGACCTTTCTCTAGGAATTACCACTGCAGTGGTTTCTTTTTTGATTGAAGATTGAATGTCTAAGACATCATCTAATTTTTTATCTATATCTTTTGGCATAATTAAGCATCACTTGTGAGGTCTTCTGAATATGTAGTAGAACCTCCGTCATCATAAAAATTCACTGTTTCTGCAACTACGAATGTATCACCTGGGTCTACTGAACCAACGAATAACAACTTCGTGTTTGCATCAATAGTAATTGCATTGTTCAATACTATTGATAATTTATTACTTGCAATCGATGATATAGTAGGATTCGTTGTTAAGTTTGTACCAAATACTTCATCGTTTACACTTATCTTACTATTTATTGCACTTGCAAAGGTGACTGTGGTTGAACTAGATACTGCATTTGCAATCTCATCAAAAGCAGGTTCATAGTGTTTGACTTCTTTAACAAGACCAGAACTATTGATAGATGTCGATGTAAATCCTTTATCATCATTAATGTAATCTCTTTCAATAACATTCTTAATAATCTTACCAGTATAAACAGGTCCGAAGAAGTACAGTTTCATATCAAAGTCTAATGAATACTCAATGAATCTTCTTTCTTCAAATCCACTCTCATAGTTATCTTCAAATCCAACCGTTTTAAGTGTGATTGGTACATCTCTGTAATCAGTCATAGAGTCAATCATTTTCATTGTGACTGTATACTCTGGTTGAAAATAAGGTATGATTTGTTCTACTATTTGTAGTGCATCGTTCATGTTCTTAGTCATGATACTGAGTTTAAAACTTAATGTATATGGTGCAGGATTGTATTGAAATCCTCTTTTAACACCATCTGTTTCTAAGGTACTTTTCTGACTTCTGATTAATTTGTTTTGTTGTCTTGTTGCATCATATTCTATACCAGATAATTCGAATGCCATTCTAGGAAATGTCATGCCTGTAATATTACCATCTCTTTCTTTTGGGTCTACATTTATCCTTTCTAACCACTTCTGTTTAGGACCATATGATATAGGAACAATTTGTTGACCCACAACAGTTCCGTCTGCTTTAATTTTTTTAAGAGTTATGTTATTGAATAGTGTTCCAAAAATAGACACACTTCTTTTAATTGTTTCATTATAAAAATAGGTACCAAACATTATGTGACCTCACCAAATGGGTTTGTCTCTGAGAAGTCTAAGTATCCGTCTGCTTTTGTTTCTAAGTCTGCATTATCGGCACCTGTACCATCATTCATTGTTAGAATATCTCTAATACTTGCAACTGTATAAGATGCATTGTTAACAGCACCCACTATCGTATCACCAACCTGGATGGTCGTGGTGACATCTTTAATTGTAAGTAGATGTGTTGATGCTTTCCAAGATGTGACCTCACCGATTGTTGTTGAACCAATCTTAATTGCTTCGTTCGCTGCATAGTCACCTGAACCACTTGAATCCATTGTCAACTGAATTGTATATGCTTGTTGGTCTTCAACAATATCAATTGCATCAATTTCTGTATCGAAGTCCTCTCCTGAGTATTCGAATAATGTACATTTGAGTTTGAAAACAAATAGTTTACCTATCTGATAGAAAGGATTTTGGTCTTCTACATACCTAATTTCGAACATAGAACCTGACATAGGAAAATATACTAAATCTCCTTCGTTAGGTCTAAGTGATGAAACTAAATTTGAATCTAATGATATGAATCTTTCCCATGTTCTAAGTGAAAGTGTGAAGGTACATTCTTCTTGTGTTTGAATACCAAACTTAGAGAATAAATCCTCACCTTCAAAACCTTCAACATTATCCAAGTACATCTCTACTGAATAAGCATCTCCGAATTTTGATTGAACATCTTCTCCTAGAATAGAATCTTCTTCGACTATTTCTCTAGGAAGATAGTATGTTTCATGACCATAGAATCTAAGTGACTCAACAACTAAATCCTCGTATAGGTGTTGTTCAGTATTAACTGCATGGTTAAAAAATACATTTGTTGGCATAATATTATCCCATTAAGTCAATTGGCATCATATCAAAATTCAACCTTGACTCTTCTTCTAATCGTGTAATCTCTTCTTGTGCTTCAGTCTTCATCTGAGTTGCATCTAATGTCACACCACCTGGTAATGCAACACCTGAGAACTTAGATAAGTTTTCTCCCCATTGATACTTGACTAATGCAGTTGCATATTTCTTCAACCACATATCATTATATATGTCGGTAAAGTTTGTAGGGTCTAACTTTCTATAACATTCCACAATGATGTACTCATCTGCACTTACATTTGAAGTGTCCATATCTAAGTATAGTCTGTTCTGATGAGTATTATATCTTATTGGTGTTTGTCCAACCAGTAAATCATCTAACATACTAATGTGTTGTTGAACCATTGAATAGTTTAGAATGCTTGTTGATGTTAAATCTTGCATATCATTAAGTCTCATTTGATATCTAAGGTCAAACATATTCATATTGTGTTTATCATTGAATGGGAATATGTTCATAACAGCAAGAACAAACTCTGGAAGAACGATATAATTCTGTTGTTCTTTAAATGAAGTGTTTGAATAATCGTGTGTTCCTGCAGGATTCGATGTCATACTTGTATCAGTCTTCATCTTAGTTAGATTAGAAGATGTAAGTTGATGTTTTAGATATGTTTTAATAGAACCATCGTAATGATACTCATGAAAGTATTGTAGTGCCTCATCTATTCTATCATCAAACTGGTCGTCATCAACATTGATTTCTAAAACAGGCGCACCAAGTCTTCTTTTTATGTATTCTTTGAAGGTTGCTTTGCTATTTGGTTTTGCCATAGTAATATTCCATTTTAAGGTCTACTACTATTTATACAGATTCTATTCTTGGAAATAGGTTTTACTCTGAAGTCTGTCTATCTTCTCATCAATTCTTTGAAGTTGTCTAGCAAGTCTTTCCATATCCTGTTCAATCTCTTGCCTGGTTACATAATCTCTTGCCACTTCTTCTCGTGTTTTGTTAACTAGTATATCAAGTCGTTTCTGTTCTGAAAGAACTGACCTTACAAGAAACCCTAACGGTGCTAATACTACCGTTATAAGTATATTCCAAATTACATGTGCGTCGATTATTAATTCCATACACTTATTTATGGAATATCATTGTTCTCCAGTCGAAACTTGAAGAAGTTTTCCGTCTAAAGTTATATCAAATAGAGTTTCATCCCAACGGAATCCTTCAACATCTTCTATTTTATTATCACCTTTGAATTTATAACCCATATTAAATGATATACTATATCTATCTCTATCTGTAAGATTTGGTTCGACCATGTGAGTTAAACCACTAGGAAAGATATACAACATTCCTGTCTTAGGTTGAAAGTGTTCGTTGTCATTGAATCTAGGAGAATTAGGAAAATCACCCATAACTCTTGATGTATCTGACATAGCAACAAAATCACCTTCATCACCTTGTGCATCTATGTAAAAAGCACCTGACATCCAACAACCATTGTGTTTGTGTGGTTTGTTCCAAGCACCCTTATCATTGATATTTGCCCATGAGTTATGCATATCAACTATATGACCTTTATGTCTTTCTAATCCCCAAAAAGGCCAAACCTCTTCATAGATAGTGTCTTTTATACATGACATCAATTTCATAAATGCTGGATTAGTATCACAACCATCATTTGATTGCCAACCTGTATCTGCATTTGATACCTTTCTGCCTTTAGGGTCGTTTGACCTCATTTCATCCACTGTTCTTTTAAGTAGAGTCATATAATTATCGTCAAGTGCATTATATTGTGGGTCTAATAAATCTCTTATAAAGACCATTTGTGGGGCAATAAACTTAACTGGCATCTTTGTCTCCAAAGTCCATCTCTAGTTGTATTTCGTTTGATTCTTCACTGACATGCATAGGGCATTCAGGTGGTATTTCTAATTTGTTTTCTGCATTACCAAATAGTTTGCTTTTAGAAACATGCATACCTAGTTTTCTATAAGGTCCTAAACCACCATCTTCTAATAGATTCGATTCATTTATGGCTGCTTGAGCTGATTTCGATGAAATTGAATCATCATTTCTAACATCTTGAAGTTTCTTTTGTTTCTTATTATGATTATCTTCTTTCAAGTCTCTATATTCTAAGTGTAAAGACTTTGTAAAAGTTCTATCTTCATCGTCTTTATATGGAGATGTGACATCTGAAAGATTATCTATGAAAGATTGTGGTTCTTTAATCTGTGCCGATGAAGACCATTCTTCTCTTCTAAATGGAATTACTTGAACAATTGGTGTTCCTTCCTTAATAATAAATGAATGGTCAACTTTAGGATAGAATATAATTTGTGCATTGTCCATGTTTAGATTAAACTTATCAGTATCAATTATACCTGGCCAAACACTAAAGCATTGATTCTGGTGTAAGAATGGGTCTAAGTAAAGTGTAGAATAACCATCAGGTGTTTTTATATTCCAAGGATTTCTAAATTTAAATGCATCTTTTACTGGAAGTCCAGCCTTTTTTTCTGGTTCAAAGGCATTTCCAAATTGTGTATCTGGATGACTTGTTGAACCTATTTTCTTTTGTTCATAAGACCAAGCAGATGTTTGAGTTCCACCATCAGAATTTAAATCTGCACCTACTTGAACTACGATATCTGTTTCTGCAACTAGATAATACCCCATAGTCAACCAATCCTGCATAGCAGGACATGCTCTGATAGTCTGTTGTTTATCACCTCTGACTATCTCATTAATTCTCATCTTTTTCCACCATTCAGGTTGAACTTTAGATGCAAGAATAGGTTTACTATATTTAAGAGTATTGGGGTTGTATGATGTGAATTCAATCGTTGGCATTATAAAAGTGGTACCTTAGGGAATTGTGTATTATTATATTTTAGATATCTAGTGTTTTGGTCTTTGACCAGTTCAATCTCGTCTCCTCTTACCACTAAAGATTTTCTGTCCATATATCTCGCTGATTCATTTGGTGCATCGGCACCATGAGGTATTCTTCCATCAAACATAACAAGTCGATTAGGAACAAACTCAACTTCGGCTACCTGGTGATTATTAATATGTTCTTGTCTTCCGTCTAAACCTTGATGTGGTTCATCAAACATTCTTAATGTACCACCCCAATTAGGATTCCAAAATGTATTTGGGTAATATAGAAATGATAAATTCCATGCATCATCGTTTGGACAATCTTGATGTATCGTTCCTGGACAACCTTGTGATTGTGAATTAAGACCTGCATATTGAAAACGAGTATATTTAAAACCAAACTCCGTTTCTAATCTTTCTATAAGATACTTTACAAAGAATGTATCTATTGGTTTCATATCTTGTTCTAATGCATAATTATCTCTAAAGAAAGATGCACCCCAAAAAGAATGATGTGCAAGACCTGTAGGACTATTACTAGACACTTGGTTTGTCTTAGACCACCAACTACTTGTTGTTATGAGTCTATCAAAGTGGTGTTGAAGTTCAATTGATAACCAATCATCTAAGACATAGATATGCTCTAAAGGCATGTCCTGTATATGAAATGGTTTATCAATGTGAACAACTTGCATTTAAGATTGTCCTAAATCCACATGTCCTGTTGCCATTTGAGCTGCTGGTATTTGTCTTCGATAATGTTCAAACTCTTTAAGTAGGTCTTCTTTAGTGCTAAAGATTTCATCACGAACTTGAAAGTAAACATTGTGAGTATTATCAATATACTCTAAAACTCTTCTAGCATTTCCTCTTGCTGGATGATTTGACCCTTCTCTGCCGGCAATTAGAACCATTTGCAAATCACGGAATCCATATACTTGAGCTACTTCTTCTTGTTGTTCTCTGATAACAAAATTAAGTTTTTCAACATATTGTGTTTGTAGATTGATATCTTCTGGTGCTTCAGAATTAGAAATGTATTGTTCACACATTTCTTTCTCTGTATCATTTAAAGCAATGTGTTCATGGTCTTCGAATCTCTTTCCAGGAGTCCAGTCCATAATTTTTACTTCAATGTCATCATAGACGACAACATCAAATTCAAAACCTAATGCAGGTTTATCGACATTCTCGAATGTGTATTCGAGTCCGTTTGGTTTTCTTATATAAAGGTTCTTGTTTTCACAAAATACCAATGCGTTCATTTGTTGATTCATAATTTATCCTCTCTTCAAATTATTTAGGTTGTCTCTACGAGTCTTAATTTTGTCGTAATGAGATAGTCGTTTAATATTAGATGTGTCCATGTTATCTATCCAAGGACCACCTCTTGTATAATGATAACCAGAACAACCCCATTTGGTTTCAGGATTATCATATCCTTCAGTAAAGATGTAATGTTCAGGTATCTTACTCAATTTATCTGTCCATTCAAACTGATGCAACTGAGCACCTGTCCATGTATTAACAACATCTGGTGTTAGTTTCTTACAATCTTCATGACCATTGTTAAATATCATTAATGAAGACCATAATTTACATGGATAGTCTATGTTTATTTCACCATTAAACTTAACAGAATCATGTGCATATTGTGGGTATTGAATACATGCAACAGCATTATCAGGATTCAAATAGTATAACATTGGTAATAGTGACTGTTCAAAAAGAATATCGTCATCAATAAACATACTAAAACCTTCATAATTCTCTAAGTAAGGTATTAAGAATCTACTGTATGTAAACGCAGTAGATTGATTCTTATACTCCCTATTATACTCTGGAATCTTTGAATAGTCAAGATACTTTATTTCAGGCATGAATTGATTACAAGAATCACCGTGAGACCATGTTGAACGAATACTTTCTTCTATTGAGAACTTTGTTAAATCTTCGATTCCATTATGTGTAGAATCATAACCAATGTATATATTAAATGGTTTTTGTTTTGCAAGTTTATGTACCTTCTTATTAAACTCATATACTTTAGGCCTGAAATCACCTACATTTGCAAACTCACTATTGACTTCTATAACTCCACCTGTTATAATAAAGGATAGATTATCTTGTATGATTCCTCTTTTTTTAAGTAGGTCTTTCCAATAATCTAAAAACTCATCAACTGTTGCAGGTTCTATTTCAGGAACTTTATTATGTGGGTCAAAGAAATGACATAACATACTAGGGTCTTGCATCTCTTCAATAACACCTGAACGAACTGAACCTGGATGAACAAAGAACTTAAATTTCTCATCTCCATATGATGTATCTTTTAGAATAACTCCTTGAATCGGTGCCCATAATCCTTCTTCTATTATACTTTGAGTTAACCAATGTGCTTTTGCGGCGTGATAGTAAGAACTATCCCAATTGTATTTACCATTTATGTTTGTTTTATCTTCTTCACTAACACCTACTCCGTGAGTTTGTATATATCTTTCTCCGTTTGGGTCTTCTTCAGTTCTTACCATATTCGTATTCATTCCCATTGGAAACTGTTGTGGTGTAGGAGAACAAGTATAACCATGAGGTAAGAATTGATTATATGTAAGAGAGTGATGTTTTAGACCATGCATTGTCACCATGTTGTTATCTCTTCTATCTTGCATCACATCACCATATGTGAATAACTTTAGAGGAGGAACTTTACCTTCTTCAAAGATTTTCTTTAGAACTAGATAACAAGGATTATGTTCTTTCATAACCCTATTTACATTAAGACTCCCTAAATGATAATGTGGTTGTGAGTCTCTTATTGAAAAGGCACTTTCAATGCCATTAAAGTCAATAGGTACAATTAAGTCTACATCTTCAACTGTTTTAATGTCTGTGAAATCGGGATTTTTTGCCATAGAATATCTGTATTAGTTTGATTAATACAGATATTTAGGTGTTATTTTATGAAGATACTGGAGATGCTGGCCAAGTTTGTGCTAAACTACCATCCCAACGAGCAACTGGTGTTCGACCTTGTGTTCCATATGTGAATGGACTTCTGTTCTGATAAGTGAACGGAGTCTGACCTTGTCTTGCATATGTTCCAGGTTGTCTGTTCTGATATGTTGAAGGAGTTTGCCCTTGTCTTGTATATGTTCCAGGTTGTCTATTCGAATATGTGAATGGTGTTCTACCTTGTGTAGCATATGTAGTAGGATTCTGATTAGCATATGTGAAAGGAGTTTGCCCTTGTCTTGCATATGTTCCAGGTTGTCTGTTCTGATATGTCGAAGGAGTCTGACCTTGTCTTGAATATGTTCCAGGTTGTCTAGCATTCGCAATATATGGTTGTTGACCATTTACAGGATTTCTATATGTAAATGGTTGCCTTGCATTCGCAATATAAGGTGTCTGACGATTTACAGGATTTCTATATGTAAATGGTTGTCTAGCATTCGCAATGTACGGTTGTTGACCATTTACAGGATTTCTGTAAGTGTTCGGTTGTCTTGCATTGGCAATGTAAGGTTGTTGTGCAGAAACAGGGTTTCTGTATCCAGCAGGATACCTAGCATTGTAAGTAAACGGTTGCTGAGCATTACTAGGTGACTGAGCATTCGCAGGATACCTAGCATTGTAGGTAAACGGTTGTCTAGCATTACTAGGTGACTGAGCATTCGCAGGATACCTGGCATTATAAGTGAAAGGTGTTCTCGCACTGTAAGTGAACGGTGTTCTTGCACTATAAGTGAAAGGTGTTCTCGCACTGTAAGTAAATGGGTTTCGACCACTCGCTATAAAAGGCTGCCTTGCATTTCCTATTGCAGGTGCAAAATAGAATCCAATTGCCATGTTATTTAACTCCTCTTAATATATTCATACTCATTATCTCATGTTGAAGTGGTCTGTGAAGCTGTTGAAGCCACCGCCGCCTCCGCCACCTCCGAATGGTTGATAGAATGGATATGGTGCCTGATACAAGAATGGATATGTAAACGGATTCTGAGCATTACCTGAGAATGGTTGTTGTCCATTTGCTATATAAGGTTGTCTTGCATTCGCAATGTACGGTTGTCTAGCATTCGCAATATACGGTTGTCTTGCATTAGCAATATAAGGAACACGATATGTGAATGGGTTTCTGTATGTGAACGGACTTCTTCCGTTTGCAATATAAGGAACCCTATATGTGAATGGGTTTCTGTATGTAAATGGACTTCTTCCGTTTGCAATATAAGGCACACGATAACCTACAGGATTTCTGTAAGTGAATGGGCTTCTATTCTGATATGTAAACGGTGATTGACTATTTACAGGATTTCTGTATGTAAACGGACTTCTATTACTGTATGTAAACGGTGATTGTCCATTTACAGGACTTCTATATGTGGACGGAGTCCTATTACTGTATGTAAATGGTTGTTGTGCATTAACAGGATTTCTATAAGTGAATGGACTTCTATTCTGATATGTAAACGGTGTTTGACTATTAGCTATATACGGATAAGAATTTTGTCTATTCGCAATATAAGGAGTCTGACTGTTTGCTATATAAGGATAAGGTTGTTGTGCATTCGCAATATATGGTTGACCACCATTAGCAATATACGGATACGGTTGTTGTGCATTCGCAATATATGGAGTCTGACTATTTGCTATGTAAGGATAAGGATTCTGTCTATTAGCAATATAAGGTGTTTGTGAGTTTGCAATATAAGGGTATGGTTGTTGTGCATTCGCAATATATGGTTGTTGACCATTTGCAATATACGGATAAGGTGCTTGAACTATTGCCTGACCTGATGCATTATTCCAACCTGATGGAGTTTTTACATAAATCTGGTCAACATCTTTCCAAGTTGTCGAACCTGTCTTTACCCATGCCCCTCTGGTTGAATTCCATCCAGCTGGGGTTTTAACCTTCTGATTACCTGTTACCATTTATTTCACCTTACTCAATTAAGAGTAGTAAATCCATAAATCACCAACTGCACCATCTGAACCAGAAGGAGTAGAAGTTGACTGATATATATTTCTTGCTGTTCCACCACTATTTGTGGCATTCGTTATTGTTATTGCACCTGATGCTACTGTACCTAATGATACATTTGAACCACTCTGATATTTAGTGTCCAATGCAGTCTGTAATCCATCGACATTTGCAATTGTATGATTATGTGAATCATCTGCAATTGTTGCTGTGATTGATACATCTGCAGAACCATTAAATGATACTGAACCTGAAACATCTCCTGCTAAACTTATTGTTCTTGCAGTCTGTAAGACTGTTGCTGAACCAGCATTACCTGAAGTATTTCCAGTGACATTACCTGTTAGGTTACCTTCGAATGTTGAAGCTACAAATGTTTCTGAACCTACTGTCCATTTGTCATTTGTTTCGTCCCAAACAAGAGTTTTAGCTGCAGAACCACCTCTAGTGATACTGATTCCTGAATCTTGTGTTGGTGAACCTGAAGTGAAGTCTGAGTTCAATGCAATAATGTTATCTGCAAGGTTGATTGTTTCTGAATTAACTGTAGTTGTTGTTCCTGATACTGTTAGGTTACCTGAAATTGTTAGTGAGTCACTAACTGCAACAACACCTGTTCCGTTTGCACTCAATGTTAGATTAGTATCTGTACTTCTGGATTCGATTGCATCTACATCAATTGAGTTTGAGAATGCTATTGCATTTCCGTCTGATGATGATACATTCTTACCTGCAGTAATTTGTACTCCACCTTTTAATTGAATTGCACCACTTCCAGTAGGATTAAGTTCTACATCACCTGAACCACTTGTTTGAACTGATACATTTTGGTTTGTATCAGCAGAAACAGTAATTGTACCTGAATTATCAGATACTACTTGTTGTCCGTTAACATATAAAGACCCAGGTCCAACATAGATATCTCTCCATTGTTTCGAAGTAGAACCTAAGTCGTATGTGACATCGGCATTCGGTATGATATGACCTGATAAAGAACCACCACCTAGGAATGTTTGAACTTGTGCATCACCATAATCGTTTGAAAGTGTTAATGTGCCCGCTGAATCGTCATATGTAGAAGTGATATTTGTACCACCAACTACTAAACCATTTACGATATCTTCTATTTCTTCTTCTGTTTTACCTGAAGATGCAATTGTTAAAGTTCCCGCTGCATCGTCATAAGTTGTGGATATATTTGTTCCTGCAACTAATAGAGAACTAACTCTATCGTCAACTCTTTCGTTTGTGAAATATAGGTTTGTGTTTTCTGTTAAGTTTGCAGTTGTTGAACTAGACTCATCTAGTAATTTTTTCCATGCACCAGCATGAGCAAAGTAACCTGCTCCTGTTCCGTGTACATGTGCAAACATACCATGA